GCGTTTGCTATGCGTAGCACGCATGGGGTTGATTGTTAAGGCTTTTCGATTGCAACCCGAATCAGGGATTGCGCCCAAAGAAGACGGCGGTGCATGTCGCTGACCATTTCGCCGTCAACTTGCTGGGGAAGCATTAAGAGCCGGGCCGCAACGTGCGCAGCCTCAACCGGATCTTTTACCTGGTAGACAGGTTTCGGGCCGCGATAGACGACAAACCCTTGCGTGCTAGAAAACACCCCCGTTAGTGGCATGGGGATGTCTGCGCGCGCATTCATAGGAACACCCACAACACGCCCGCCCAGAACAGAACACAACTCAGCAACAGCGCCCCCCACACGCGCAGGAACCCGACGCCATCGCGCCCCGCCTCGGACCATTCGCCGCAAAACTGGCAGTCGTTGCGGTTGCATTCGCAGGCGCTCATACCCCCGTTCCGATCACAATGCAGCCAGAGTCGTCAATGTAATGGCCTTTGCGCAGAGGGATATTCGCATGGAAACTGTCGCGGCTTTCCTCACATGCAACCAAAGTCTCAAACTGCCTAGGATAAACAATGCAGCCATTGATTGCGCCTGGTGTTGTCCAGCCCATTCCGCATATTAGTATGTATCCAAGTATCATTTTGTCTCTCCTTTCAACGGTTCATGATTGCGACAATGACAAGCCCGATCGGTCCAAGTAGACCGCCCAGGATTGCGCCTGTTGCTTTGGCAATTGGATCTTTCGGGATTGCGTAACCAATAGCGGCGCAGATGCCAATGATGAAGATAATAGGTAGAATTTCCATGGTGTTCCCCTTTCTGGGATTAATTGGTTGGCGGGCATCGAGCCCAAGCCCGCCGGTTGGTCTGTTATGGTCCAGCTAGTCACGGTGCAACGACACCGATCAAGCCTTCCCTGTTGCCCTAAAGCGAGGGTTGCCCCGCCTATTCCTAAAACTCTTGAAGGTTGTTTGTCATGGATTGGGAACCTTGATCATGGCGAGGACGCGATTTCGGCAAATTGCAGACTCACCACCATTATGGGCGTTCGTTGGGTGGCAACACGCGTCTGCCGCCTCTTGAAGCGCGTTATTGCGTGCCGTTGCCAAGTCCGCCTCAAGCTGCGCAATCCTTGCTTGGGCTACGTCGGTGCGGGTGTATTCAATGCATTTTTCGTCATAGTCAGCATCCCAATGCCCTACGTCCCAAAAAACGCCTTTATCGTCTTGTGATGGTCCGGCCCAAATCGTTTCTGGTGCGTCGGTCATATCAATGCCCCCAAACAAACGTTTTATACATCAGCCCGCCAACAAACACGACGGCCAAGACGGTCAAGGAAAACGCCAAGACTTTGTTGACTACGCGCTCGGCCTTGTCTGTGAATACCTGGCGCTCGTGCCGGTCGGTCATTTGCGGGATCGTGGGGGTTGGCTCATGCGGTGTTAATGGCGGGAATGAGTGGTATTTTGGAAGGTCGGTCATGGGGTTGGTCCTAATCTGCTGAAGGTTTGTCGGGCATGGGCATCCAGTGTGTGACGCCCTGCATTCTAGAAGTGTAGTAACCGCCAATTGAAAAGTCACGCCCATCAAATGTTGATTGCAGCATCAAATTCTTAACTTGACTGTCACCGTTTTCTGCCCACGCAATAACACTTTGCCACGCATTTGGCAGTTCATCCGTCACTTTAATCCAATCGTCCATATTTATATCTCCTTAATCAATGCTGCGGGGATAACGACAACACCGTCGTGCCACTTGCGGCTGGTGCGTCGGTCGTCACACAATTCGGCGGCGTGGATGTCAAAGTCGGGGAAGTGCAGGTCCGTGGCTGCCTTGCGTGCTGCGTCGTCGGATCTGGCCCATTCAATGCGTTTCGCGTCGTATTCTGCGTCTGTTAGGGTGTCGGTCATGGTCGTTCTCCTTTGTTTCTGCAATAACCTTAGCGAGCCACCCCGCTAAGGTCAAGGCATTATTTCACACGAACAACACAATTCAACCCGCCAGCCTGGACCCCCGCATATTGATAGTCCTCGTCCAGCTTATTGCGGGTGTGGGCCATGATATAAGCGTCGGCAACCGGCGTGAAATAATCGCCCACCTTGAGATCACCCCACGGTGCCAGGTGTCGTGTGCCCGTCTTTGCGGGAATCATCGCGTGCCACCTGCCCGTCATTTTTGATCTGTTCTTAGATGGCTGGGCCATTGTCGTCCCCTTCGGTTTCTTGTGTTGCGTCTGCTGCTGCCACTGCTGCCTTCAGTTCGTCCATGATCGGCTTGATCGTGTCGCGCAGGTTGGCGTTTGCCTGCCACCATGTCGTGAATGCAGCCTTGCCGTTTGATGCTGCGTCGCGTGCTGCGGCATTGACCGCCTCAACGTCAATCTTTGGCGCGTCTTTGGTCACAAGCGGCTGGATGGTGATGCTGCCCTTTTTGCCGCGTGTCTTGGTCAGGGACAACACGCGTGGCTTGTCTATGCCTTCCATGTGGCTGACACGGATTCCGCCAACCGCAGCCCCGCCCCATGTCACAGTCGGGTCATTAAAGATCGTGCACGACATGCCAAACCATTGCGACGCGTTGGCACCCCAAATTGCTGCAAGGCAACGGGCCGACGTTTTGCAGGGCTTCCACGGCTTGTTATCGTCGCCATCAAAGTAAACCCAAATTGGCTGCTCACCTGTCGGGTCAACTTTCACGTCGCGGATCTTGATTGTCTGCGGTCCGGTCACAAGGCTGTCGGCGTTGATCTGGTCGGATTTCGGCTGGATTGCTTTGGTTACGTCAAGATTATCGGTCATAGGTAAACCTCCATTTCGTCGGGTTCGCGTTCTGTTGTGATGAGCGTTGTGCATTCGTCAAGGCGCGTCTGATACGCCGCAACCTGTTCGCGCACCTTCAATTCAAAGTCTGCCGCCGCCGTCATGATCGCATCTTGATAAACCGGATCGGGCAACACGCGGATGACCCACATCGGCAAGCCCGCGCAAAAGCTGATGTAATCCATGTAATCCCACCCGGTCACAAGCAAGCCGGTTTGAATTTGCAACATGTATTCGGTTGGCACCTCGTTTGTAATAATGGTTGCCAAGTGGTGTTTCTGGATGCGGCTTTTGCATTCGATCCCAATGTTGGACATAACACCGCATCCGTCCGGGCTATAACCAAGCGTGAAACCGCCAAAGTCGCGCGTGATAAAACCCTTTTCCTCAACAGGCTCATATCGGTCACTGTACAAGTCGCGCGCCGTGATTTCGTCAGCATGGCCGCGCAGCATGGCGTCACCAACGTATGTCGGTTCGGTCCATTCCGTTATGCGCTGGGCTGCAATCTCGTAAATATGCGAGCGGGTTTTTTCGTTGTTGCTGGGCTTGAGTGTCGGCGTGAGTACAAGGTTCATTTCGCTTGCCGTCATCAGCCCGCGACGTGCTGCCAGCCATTCAGGCGTGCCTTGCTCAAGGTCGTCGTGGATTATTGCGTTGGGGTTCATGGGTTTTCTCCGTTGGGTTGCCCGCTAACCTTAACGGAAAGCGGGCGAGAATTCAAGGGTTACAGCGTCACTTTGGTGTGCGGGATTTCGCCGTCCATCAATGCGGTTGCGATCTGGCGAGGTGATGCGTTGCCTGCCATGTCTGCCAAGGCTCCGGTAATGTCGAAAATTACTTGGTCGCGGTGGGCGACGTCGGCTTCGCGTGCAGCTTGTGCGTCTGCATCGGCTTGGATCCGGTCCGCCTCGGCCTTGCGTTCCTTGTCGTGCAGTTCTTGCGCTTCAGCCTTTGCCGCCTCAACCGCTGCCAGTTTGTCCGCATCTGCAACCCGCACGCGTTCGGCTTCGGCTTCCTTGGCCCATTCTGCCGCTTGTGCTGCGGCTGCAACTCGTGCCGCCTCAACCTTGCGTTCTGTTTCAATGCGGTCACGTTCGGCGGCTTCCGCTGCATCGGCTTCATTGCGTTCGGTTTCAATGCGGTCACGTTCAACTTGGGCCACTCGGTCCGACTCATCACGGGCCGCCGATGCCTCACGTAGCGCCGCCAATTCAGCCGCATCAGCGTCACGTTGCACCGCTGCGGCGTACATGGTCCGCAATTCCTTCAACGTGTGCTCGCGGGACTCGTTTGCCATGTCCAGCGCCGCGCCTTCAAACCCGTCTAGGTTTATGTTTTTGATAAAGTCCGCAATCTGCTGAATCTCGGCAGGATCGTCCGAAGAAATGGCGCCGTGATTGCGCAGGTTTACCAGCAACTGAGATTGCGTGGCTTCTTTGTCCGCCTCGGCTTTTTCCCAGTCGGTCAGCGGCTTGCGTGCCTCATCGCGCAATGCGTCAAAACGGTCGCGGATCTTTTTGCGCGCATCGTCAACAACTTTGATTTCGGCCTTTTGGGTTTGGGTCAATGCCTTGCCAGCTGTATCAAGTGCAGTCTTGGAAGTGCTAACCTTGAAAGCCAGAGACGCAATTGCATCGCGGCCTTTCTTGGTTGTCAGGTCCGCGACGTGTGATCGGACTTCGGCTTCAATGCGCTCAATCAGCGGATCAATTGCAGTTCCGCCGTTTTGAAATAGCAGTTGAATGGCTGCCGGTTCGTGTGGGATGATTGATGTGGTTGTCATGGGTTATTTCCATCCAAAAAAGTCGGGTAAAGCATCGGGGTGCAAAGGCAAGGGCGCAAATGCTCGATCAATCCCATCAGGCAAAAATGCTTTTTGATAGCCAAGTGACCAGCCTTTTTGTAATGGTCGCCATTTGACGTGAACCCATTTTCCTCGGTGAAATACAAGGCATTCTACCCCGTCCTCACGATCAGATAACGGTACTTCCCAAGGTTGCATTAATGTGGTTGTCATGGTTTTTCCTTGTGAGTTGTGCAGAACGCATTGCCTTTTTGCGCACACGCGCGGCACTGCTTGCCTGCTTTTGTTGTCGCTTGGCACCGAATGAAATTAGCCTTTGGCACACAGCCAAAACGGTTGGTGTATGGCGGCGATATGGTGGTATGCATTGTCATGGTCGCTCTCCTTTGCTTCTGTAATAACCCTACCCCGCCTTGTTAACCTTAGCAAGCGCAATCTGCACCGCGTCGTCACTATTTCGCGCAATGCCAGCACGTCCGCCCGCTCGGTTCACCGCGTTGGCAAAATTAACCTGATCGGGTGACGCGCGGCCCGTTTCCGTTTTAACTTCAGGCGCAAGGAAAACCGCAACCGTGCTGCCAACCATATCTTGAGTAATAACAACAGGCATCCAGCCGATTAAATCCGCGCTGCCCTTACACAATCCAGCGTGCAATGGTCTAGCGTTCTTCACCAGCACGTCGCCGGGGTAAACGTAAACCCTAACCCAACCCTCTTTTTTGTACTTGAAAGTCTTGCCTGCCCATCCCAGCCCAACGTTGTTTCGGAATATGGTTGCGCCAACCTTAGACAGCGCGATCATTATCCCGTTTTGAATGTTTGCTTCTTTCATTTCACCCACCTTTTTCCACTGACAGTACGATCTGACATTCTCGTTTTACCTCAATTTCCACGCGCCCATTACGGCGCACAATTTTCACTTGGTCCGATGTTAGCCCGCGCGTCTGGCAGAAATCCCGCGCCTCGGTTGCAGCGTTGGGGCCGTCGTCTGTCCAGAACGGGACAAAGCCGGGCTTCATGCCAACTTCCTCACACGCAACTGATGCTCAACCCAGCCGGATTTATACCCGTTGTCCTTGGCATACTGCACCAACCCCGCGCGCCCCTCTGATCTGGCAATCTGTCCGACAACCTGCGATTTCTTTGGCGGCTTGTTTGCGTCCGTTATCTCGGTCAATTCCCCATCAACCTCGTCAACCATGCGCGACTGGATTGGATACATAAACCCGCAACCAGGACACTCAGGCGATGGGCGATGGACCATATAGCATTCGGAACATTGGCGCACCGGCTGCGTGGGTTCCGCATTGCCGCCCCGTTTTGGCTTGGCCTCCAGCGTCCATTCCCGATCATCGTCTGGGCTGCCGTGGTGGATATAGTTGCCAACGTGGTCAAACAGGAACGCGGGGTCGTCCTTCATGCGCAACACGCGGCCCCATTTTTGCAATTGCCAAGGTAGCGATTTCGACGGCGCAAGATCCGACATGCTTTCAACCGTCACATCCAACCCGCTGGCCTGCGATAGATCAAACCCAAACGTCAACAGCGCGCAACTGGATATGTTGAGGATTTCACGCCGCGCAAACGCCATGATGACCCGCTGAATATCCGCGTCATCCATCTTGCCATGCAGTACCGCAGACGGGATGCCCCGGTCATTAAACATCTGCGACGACATTTCAGCCGCCTTGACCGATGTGCAAAACGACAGGTTGAGCTTTCCATACGCAATCTTTTTGTAATGCTCTGCCGCGTTGCCAACTAAGACTTTGCCGTGATCGTCGGCCATCATGAAACCGTTAATTTCTTTTTGCACATAATCGCCATTTCGTGACTTGATCGCGCTCAGGTCCGGAGTGTCAGGCGCAAACA